GACCCCCCCCCGCGGGGCGCGGGAGGGGGCGGGGAGCCATGCCCCGGGTAAAATGCCATTTGCCATTGAAGTCCTGCCAGACCCACGGCGTTTTGCGTCCGTTGCCCTTTTCGGCAAAAATACCGGTGCCAAGCTCCACATACACGCTGTAAAACAGGTTTGAGCCGATGGTTACGGTCTTTTGCGCCGCAGATACAACGTAGGTGAGGGATGCTTTTAGCGCACCGCCCACATAGCCCTCTATGCCGGTGCTGTCTGCCGTTCCGGTGGGAACAAGAAGCTGCGCGTAGTCCTGCACCTTCATGCCCCAGATGGTCAGCACCCTTTCCACCCACGCTTCCAGCGCTTCGTTCAGCTGCGGGGTGTTGTCGGTGACTTTGATGTCGTAGTTAAAGTTCATGGTTATTTTCGTCTCCGATTTGCAAGCCTGCTCATTCTCGCTCTTTTTCTCGCCGCTTTATCAATGCTGAATCCAGGGCCAAGTCCATAGCCAAGAGAATAATCAATCTGGTGTTTGTTGATATAGTCTTGGTAAGCCTTGTTTGCTGCATCCTCTTTTTTGAAATCAGATTCTTTGAGAATGGTTACTTTTCCGCCGTTTTTCTTAGCGTTGTCTGCAATCTGAGAAACAGACATATTTGCGCCGTGCATGGATTCAATTTCTTTGTAGTTTCCAAACTTGTCTTTGGAAAAATACATATTCTTTCCATCAGCACCTTTTACTTTCATGATTGTCGCTGTCGTACCGTCTGAATATGTAGCTGTAACGCCCTCGCGTTTGAGCCCACCGCCCACTCTCGCAGAGCTGCCCGAACCTCGTTTACTCACGGTAATGTCTCCTTTCGTATTGGAATGGTTTTATTTTGGTAACGTTCCAGTCAAATTCATCAGGGCATTTGCCATACCACAAGATGCCGCTCGGTTGCAGCACTTCCAGCGCCTTACGGCAGTGCTTGGCAAAGCATTCTGCTTCGTATGGGTCAGATTGTGTGCCGTGGCTCGAAATGCTCACGATGGCGTTTCTGGGCTCGCCGTCAAAGCACCAGTCATAGCTTTGCTCTCCGCACCAGCAAAGCGTTGGGATAACGTGAATGCCGTGCGCCTGCCAGTATGCGGCAAGCCAGTGCTTTTTGTAGTGCATGAAAAGCTGCACCGCAAGCGGCATATCACTGTACAAAGAAAAATCCGGCGAACATACCGCGCCGAACTGCTGCAAAAGGGGAATGTATTTGTCTGGGTTGTTCCAGAACCGTTCAAACTGGTAATCGTCCTTGTAAAAATGCACGCCTTTTGTGGCCTTGTCTTTGGCGGTCAGCGCATAATTGACCGGGATCCATTCTAGCTTGTCAATGCGGATGTCCGTTTCCGGCTTGATTTCAGGGATGCCATACTTGCCAACGCCCGGAAAAATCATCTTTTCGGTGTTTTCCATCGGCAGAATCACGGTTTATCCCTCACTTCGTACTTTTCTCAAATCTCTTCCGCATTCAGGGCAAAAGTTCGGATACCAAACGGCTTCATCGTTTCCCCACGATTTCAAATAGCACTTTTTTGCTTTATCAACACCAATGCTTAAAAAATCGCCAACCCCACTGTCAGCAATATTTTCTTCATGCATTTTGCTTGTATCACAGTACTTGCACATTTACTTTTTCTTCTTTCTGAAAACAAATCCAACCCACCCGCCAGCTGGTTCAACGACAACTCCGAAAGGCTTTTGGGCAAGCTGCATCAATTTTGTGCGGTCACTTAATGACATTCCTTTCAGGTCAAATGCGACTTTTGCGCCGTCTTTTTCCCAAAAAGAACTTGTTGACGGAGAAGAACCATCACCGTCCCGGTATTTGTTCAAATCAACACCGACTTGTTTTTTTACAAAAGAAACAATATCGTTGTGCTGTTTTGCATATCTTGAATGGTCTACAAAGCCACTACTTGCCCTTGTAGAACTACCAGAGCCGCGCTTACTCATTCTTGGCGCTCTCCTTTCTGCGTTTTCGTTCTTCCGCCCACCACATCTGTTCGGCTTCCGTGCCGCCCTTTGCCTTGTACCACTCGGTATAGGTCAGGTCAGATGTGACCTCTTTTGTCGTGTTGTCCCGCCGCTGGGCGTTCTGCCGTGGGTACTTCACAAGCGCCCCGGTCACCTTGCAACGGCAGTGATAAACCATTTCCGGCGCTGCGTTGGGGTCTCCGGGGTACTGTATCTCGTAGCCCTGCACCTTGAACGGCTTGTCAAGATCGGCGGTCTCCTGATCCAGCAGCCGGTGCATCTCGCGGGTACGGTAGTCCAACGTGCTGTTCCAGCGCTTCTGTACCTCAATGCCCAAAGCCTGCGCGTTGCGCAGCTGCTGCATCGTCCCTGCGTTCTGCGCGCCGGTAAGGGCTGTGATGGCGTTGTTCATCGCCCAGTGCACCTCGGTGTCTGCCATGCCCTGCACAGCCTGCACCGCAATGTCATGGACGCTTTTGCCCTGTATGATGCCCTGCATGACGTACCGGTTGAACACCCGGGCGTCGTAGGTGCGGTTGCTTTCGCTCTTGATGCGCTTGTTGGGCACCAGCTTGGGGTTTTCCAACAGCAGCCGCTTGACCGCTTCCGTGTTGTACAAGGTCAGGTTGAACGCCACGCCTGCGGCCTGTTCCAGTTCGTAGAACGCCCAGTTTGCGCCAAGGGCAAAGATATCGTACTGTTCATCCCGCGCCAGTTTGTACGCCGTCTGCTGGGCTGTGGTGCACGTCTGGGTGATGTTGTCCAGCTTCTGGTGCATCATCTCGGACTGAAACACCTGATTGCGCAGCCATGTGCGATAGTCGCTCTCGGTGATCTTCCCAGCTTCCAGCTGCGCCCGCTTGTAGGCGTCCAGCTTCTGATAATGCTCCAGAAACTCGGTCAGCTGCTCGGTCATTTCCCGGCGGGCGGTGCCATAGACCCGCAAAATGCGGCGGCGCAGCCTGTTCAGCTGCCGGGTGGAGATGCGGTCAAGGTCGTTCATCGCTCATTCATCACTCACTAAATCCAACAGCAGGCTTTGGCAATTCCGCCCAGTGTGTAACTTCGGCGTATTCATAATCTACAATCCTGACATATTCTTGCCAGTCGCGCACCCATCCTAAAGCGTCATCGTAATGTCCGCTTGTCGTTATTGATTCCGAAAAAACACCTTTTTCTTGATCTTCTCTCGTATCAGCGTAGCAAACCGTGATGAGATACTCCTCAAATTCACCCTTTTTGTGGCGGGGAGGAAGCCCTTCTTTTTTGATTTCATGCCATATAATTTGATTGCAAGCTTTTTCAGTTGCCTTAACAAATTTCTTCAAAAGATCTTTTGCTTCATCGGTGAAGTCAACGTCAACCCTTCCTTCAACCGGGATTTTAAGGTTTTCCACCTTCTTCGTCCTCCTCGTCCTCGTCTGTGGTCTCCCGCGTTGCGCTCTCTGCCATCAGCGCAGCCTTTGCCTGCTCTTTCTGCTCCTGCGTCAGGTTGGGCAGCAGTTCTATTGCCATCTCGTTGCCGATGATGGTCGCTTCCGCAATCGCCATGTCCACCTGCTCCTTGGTGTTGGAGATGCGCACATGGGTGTACTGCGGCTTTGCATCCGGCAGACCGGCGATCTTGAGCACCTGACGCACAAACTTGGTGATTTGCTGCTCAAAGTCCCGGGCGTTCTCGTCCAGCGGCTGATAGGCCGCTTCCAGATGGTCGTTGGTGCTGTCTGCGCTCACGCAATGCACGTCCAGACCGCCGAAATCCTCATACAGGGAACTGTGCAGTCGTTGCAACAGGGTCTCCCGCGCCTGTGTGGGGATCTCCTGCGTGTAGGGCTGCACACTGCCGCCGTTGTCTCCGGCGTTGTCCACGTTGGCGGCGTGGTTGAAGCGCAGCCGCTGCATGAACTTGCGCAGGTCAGCATCATTCATGCCGCCGTAGTTGGAAATCAGCCAGTACACCTGAGCACATTCGCGCAGATCGTCGCAAAAGCCGTTGACGATCAGGTCAATGTTGTCAATATAACCCTTGAGATTGACCAGCGTGCTTTGCTTGGCGCTGCTGCCCCACAACGGCACAATGGGCAGCGTTCCGTAGCCCTCGCCCTCTACGATCTCGTCCCCGGCGGGGGTTGTGGTCGTGGTGGTCTTGTAAGGCTGCTGCTCTCCGTACTGATGCAACAGGCGCTCGCCCTTGCTGTCCTCGGTGTAGCGGGTGTAGCCGCTCTCCTCGTACAAAACTGCGTGCATGGGCTTGTCCGGCTGCAATCGCCAGAACCGGATACCCGCACGCATGGTGCCGTCCTGCTCGTCATACAGGGGCCCAAACTCGGTCAACTTGAACACGTCCAGATGGTCGTTGTTCCAAAAGCCAAAGCTTTCCCCGTGGATGCAGGCAAGGTAGCCCAGTCGGTAAAGCTGCTCGTCAAAACTTTCGCCCAGATTTGCCTTTGCGTTGTCCTCGCCCGGCAGAGTGATGCCGTTTGCAAGGCTGTACGCCACGCGCTGCACGTTGAGCCTGTGGAAGGAGTTGCTTTTTACGGTCTCCGGGCGGGCTCTCTTGGTGATGCCGTTCAGCTTGTAATCGATATCAGCAAGCGCGTCCAGAAAATCGTCTACGCCGGTGTTCAGCTGCTTATCGTACTTATCAGCCTTTTCAGCGGTACGCACTGGGGCGCTTGTGACGTGCTCGGCAATAAAGCTTTGCACAAAAGCGGTTTTGGCTGCGGGGTCGTTCTGCACCGCTTCAAGGTCTTGGTATGTTCTCACTTGCTTTGCTCCTTATTTTCCGGGCTTGTGCCACACAAGTTCCATGGCGTATCGTGTAGCGTCTATGTGGTGGTTATCGTGGTCGGGGTAGCCTGGCAGTGGATCGCCGTTCTTGTCCGCGTCATACTCGTACTCGGTAAACTCTTTAAGGGTGTCCGGGCATCGCACCGGGTCTATCACGATGGCGGTCAGGCTTTGCAGCCACTTCACGCCTTGCCCCACGCTGTTGGGGCCTTTTATAGCGGGCAGGCACTTGATGCCCCATGCGGTAAAGTCGGTGCAGCTTTTGTTTTCCGCGCTGTCTGCGGTCAGTCGCTCGCTCTCCGGGTGCTCCATAACGTGCCGGTCTTGCAGCATCTTGAACGTATCCTCGTTGCGTGTGCGCCGCACGGTGATCTCGTCATAGATATACAGGGTCTTGCGGGCTGCGTCGTAACTCATGCAGTTATAGGCAAAGGGGTCAGGATACCAGCCCCAGTCAATGCCGTGATACTTGCGCTCAAACCTTGCGGGGTCTATCTTTTCTGCCCGGATGTTGGTAAAAACTTCCTTGCCGCAGCCGGTCACCTCGCCCAAGTATTCGTGCTTATAGGCGATCAGGTTGTTTTCCTTCAGGGCTTCTGCTCCCTGTAAGAAAAACGCTCCAAGCCACTCTTCCGGCACATCCAGATAGCAGGAATTGTGAACAACGGTGTCTTCGTGTTGTTCCAGCACAAAGCGGTTCATCCAGTTGCGGGCAGCCGCCGGGGGGTTGTAACTCATGAACTCGTAGGCATCTCCTCCGCGCAGTGCGGACTGCCGGACGCTGCGCAGTTGTTCTGCGCCGTCCATCTGATCTGCTTCCTCTACCCATAGAATGCCGATTGCACCAAAAGGCGGCTTGATGGACTTGATTTTGGTCTCGTCGTCCAGTCCTCGGAAGTAGATGATCTGCCCGGTCACGTTGTCTGTGATCTCCATAGGCGATACCTTGCAGTTGTATCGGTTGTCTTGCCGCAGTTCGTGTATTGCCCATTTGATCTGTGCATATACGCTGTCACGCATGGTGCCGCCGACTTTGCGGCAGACACAAGCGTGCATCTCTGGATTGCAACGCAAAATCTCGATGATTTTTAGGCTGATGTAGGAGGATTTTGTAGAACCACGTCCGCCCTTGAATATGTAGGAGCGGTTGGGCTCTATGTGGCGGTTCAGGTCAACAAACGCTTTGCCAA